CGCAACCGAGAAAATTGTTCGTGAAGCTGGTGGCAACCATTTACGAGCTATGGCAGATGCAAGAGAAAAGTTTAATCCTGAAATTGCAAGACTGCGTTCATTTTGGGAAGTACCTGACCGCCAAAATGGTCTTGTTTTTCAAGATTGGCTAAATGTATTTTTAGAAGATAACTTAGTTTTAGATGCAGTAGCAGTTTGGGGTCAGCCAACAGTAGGCGGAGATTTATATGGTTTCCAAATTATTGATGGCTCAACTATCAAACCATTATTAGATGACAGAGGTATGCGACCACTACCTCCACATCCTGCATACCAACAAATTCTTTATGGTTTTCCTAGAGGCGAATTTACAGCTACTACAGATGACCCAAAGGCTGATGGTGAATTTACCGCAGATGAATTAGCTTATTTAGTACGCAATCGTAGGTCTATTTCTGTATATGGATTTAGCCCTGTAGAGCGAGCATTACCAATGGCTGACATCTATTTACGCAGACAACAATGGCTTCGTGCTGAATATACAGATGGTGTATTGCCTGAGTTAATGTTTGAAACAGATGCTAACTTTGGTAACAACCCTGAATTGCTTCGTGCATACGAAAACATTTTTAACGATGACTTAGCTGGTATGACTACACAGCGTATGCGAGCAAGAATCCTTCCTGCAGGTATGAAACCTATTCAATTTGATGGCTATGGCGAAAAGTTTAAAGACACATTAGATGATTATTTAGTTACATCTATCTGCGGACACTTTGGCGTATTGCCTACTGAAATTGGATTTACTCCAAAGACAGGATTAGGCGGAGCAGGTCACCAAGCAGGTGAAGCTTTATCTGCAGCTAACATTGGATTAACACCGCTTGCATCATGGGCTAGTAAGATGCTTACGCAGCTATCACAAACTTACTTAGGTATGCCACGAGAGCTTGAATTTAAGTTTATGGATATTGAATTAGGCGAAGATGAAGCTGTAGCTCGTGCTAATGACATTGACTTCCGCATGGGTAAGAAGACATTAAACGAAACCCGTGCTGAGTCAGGCTTACCTTTAATTGAAACACCTGAAGCAGATATGCCAATGGTTTCATTTGGTAACACAGCATTCTTTATGACACCTGATGGCATTAAGCCATTAGATACAGCCATACCAACTGATGCTGTGCCTGGCGAAGACCCAACCACACCTGCTACAGATGGTGAAAAGCCACAGCCTGAAACAGATAACACAGTAGCTGAAGACCCTAATGCTCAAACAAACAGCGATGATGGTGTTAAAGCTATAACTACAGAGCTAAAGTCTTTTATGAAGTGGGCTAAAAAAGGCAAGCGTGATAGAACCTTTAACTTTGAATCTGTTGAACCAATCGTGGGAGAGGCTCTAAACAAATGCGCAGCTGATGGCGATTTAGAAACCGCCCGTGCATTGGTTTCAGCTTATTTATCTTGAAGAATTGGCCCATTAAACAACAGACTGCCAAAATAGCTGCGAGTAATGCAGTTAAGGTTCGTGCAGCTTTGCTTGCATCTATTGATGCCAACAAGGTAGCTACAGACTTTATGGATTCGCACCCTACAGTTACAGATGATGTGACCGCAGACCGCCAAAATGCTAGACAATGGGCAAAAATAAATGTAATTACTAACTCTGTGCCGTTAAAAAGTGCGCTAAACCGCATACACGCAGAGGGTTGGGTAACAGGCGATAAAGGCGCAAGGGCAAGCATCAGAACCGCAGCTTTAAACAAAGCTCCATCACTAGCTGAGATTATTCGTGACCCAAAAGCTAATGCGTGGACTAATTGGAAACCAGGCAATGAGGCTGCAGCAGCTTTGCTAAACCCACCAGGCGGCTTACGAGCTTTATTAGATGCTTCTAACATAACTATTCGTGAAATAGACCGCACATCACTAGACCGCTTAGGCACTATTCTTGCTGATGGGCTGCGTACAGGTCAGGCAGCAGGTAAAACTGCAGCTGAGATTAGAAGCTTCTTAGCTGATACAGTTTCAGAGGATTACGCTGACCCTAGCCGAGCTTTAACCATAGCTTTAACTGAAACATCAAGAGCTGTTAATCAAGCAGCTTTAAATCGCTACCAAGAATCAATGATTGACCAAGTAGAGTGGTTAGGAATTGAGCCTTGCGAAATATGTGCAGAAAATGATGGGCAAGTAGTTGGTTTAGGCGAGTCATTTCCATCAGGAGATGATGCACCGCCAGCTCACCCAAACTGCGTATGTACCCTTCTTCCCGTAATACCTGCTATGGCAGACATTGAGTTAGGTGCTAAGCCTGATTTAGATTTACCTACAAAAGCTGGCGTACCGGGGCCATTAGAAATAGAGGCAGCTTTATCCCGTTTGGATATTTTGCCTAATCCAATCGCAGGTTCAGTAGATGAGCCTGAAAAATGGGTTGAATCATTTTGGGAAACTGTACCTGTACCAACTGTAGACCCCAATATATGGAGTACAGCTAAGGTTGTAGTAGTAAAGCTACAAGACTTAACAGGCACAGATGAAATACTAAAGCGTAAGAAATTAAAAGAGCATATTGAGGTATTGGGTCAGTCAAATACCCCTAATCGCAGCTTTGCTCTTATAGGTCGTACAAATGACCAACTAATTATTCTTGATGGACACCACCGCTTGGCGGCTATGTGGCTATTAGGTATGGACAGCGCACCTGTTTGGGTAGCGGAAATCTAAGGAGAACAAATGGCAACGCAACATGTGAACGCTTCAACCTTCACAACAGCATCAATTCTATGTGTAATAAACAAGAATGCTCTGCCGCTAACACCAGTATCTATCTATAATGGACACAGCGCAGCAATCTTTATTGGTGATTCAAGTATTTCAACATCAGGCGCAAACATTGGTAGAACTATTCCTGCATCAGCATCCCAAACATTTTATGTAAATGGTGGAGATGTTATTTACGCAATTTCAGCTGCTGCATCTGCTATAGGTGCAATAGTTATTACTTACTCAGCATAAGGAGAGAAATGAACGACTTCGCTAGTGCCTATGCACGGATTATCAAGCAAGAAAAGCAAGAAGATGGCACATTGCTTGTTTATGGCAAAGCTACTGATGATTCATTAGACATAGACCAACAAATTTGCGATGCCACATGGCTTGATAGAGCTATGCCTGAATGGTTTAAATCAGGTGGCAACATCCGTGAGCAACACTCACACATAGCTGCAGGTGTAGCTAAGGAATACGAGCAAAAGTCAGATGGTCATTACATCCAAGCTTTAGTAGTAGACCCACTATCAGTTAAAAAGGTAGAAACAGGTGTGCTTAAAGGTTTCTCAATCGGTATTAAAGCTCCAAGAGTTGTGCGTGACCAAAAAGCTGCAAATGGTCGCATCATTGACGGACAAATCGTAGAAGTCAGTCTGGTAGACCGGCCAGCTAATCCGAACGCAAAGTTGATGTTAGCTAAGTCAGTTGATGGCGAAACATCTCTAAAGCAAGTTGAAGAACTTGTAGAAACTGACACCGAGAAAGGGTCAAAAATGGAAACAATCAAACAAATAGCAGAGTTAGCTAAAGGTTTAACTGCTGATTCGGTCAAGTTTGACCAAACCGCATTTGACACCGCTCGTAAAGCTTTAGCTGAGCTAATCGTAGTAGAAGCAAAAGAAATGTCTGAGATGGGTTCAAACGAAAAAGATTCCATTGAAGAACTGTTAGATGCTGTAAAGCATTTATTCCGTTGGTACGAAGGAGAAATAATGGAAAATGAAGTAGATAACCCAACCATCGAACTAAGCACAGAAGCAGAAACCATTAAAGAAGATGGTTGCTCATGCGACTGCGAGTCATGCTCAAATGGAAAAGGTTGCGATTCAAAAATGTGCAAATGCTCTGATGGAGCAGTAGACAAATCTGCTGATACAGGTAAGTGCCTAGAGTGCGGTTGCGATAAGCCAGCTGATGCTCATGGTCGTACCGATGTATCAACTGCTGAAATGGTTTCACCAACTGAAACTCCAAAGGATGCAGAAGCAGATACAACAGAAGAAAAGCCAGCTGAAGAAAAAGCTGATGAAAAAGTTTCCGAAGAAGAGCCTGTAGAGGTTCTTGCAGAGGAGAAAACCCTTGTTAGTGATGATGTGCTTAACACCATCATTGAAAAGGCTGTAAAGAGTGCCACAGATTCGGTCAAGGCAGAGATTGATGCCCTAACAGTTGCAAAAGAGGCAGCTTTAGATAAGTCAGTAGTTCTTGAACAAGAGTTGGCTATCGCCAAAGCATCCGCAGCAAACGGAGGCCCTAAGCGAACAGCAGTACAACAAGGTACTGAGTCTAATGACTCATTTATCAAAGCCGCTGCTTACAAGGCAAAAGCCCAAGCAGCTACCGACCCAGTTCTTGCAAAAGGCTATCGTGCTTTAGCTGAAGAAATTCTAAAAGGCGCAACTAGCTCAGAGCAAGAATAAATCTGAAAAGGAAACTCATGGAAAACATTAAAGCATCAGACCTTTATGGTGAGTCATCACCTAAAAAGGCTGCAAAACGCCATGATGAATACATGGAAACTCTTAACAAGTCACTTTCACAGGCTGTTAAAGACCCATCATCAATCATGCGCATCAAGAGTGGAACATCTACATTTTCTGCTGAAAGCGGAGATGCAGTTTCACAACTTGAAACATTAGCTGCTAACAAATCATTAGCACCTGAAGCAGTAAACGCATTAAACAGCGCATTATCAGCACAACGCACAATTTCTTCTGATATCGTCAAAGAAATTACAACAACTGTACCTTTGGATTCTTCTTTCGCTGCGTTCGACCTAGAAGCTCCAGCTAAGCTACTTACACCACGCCCTACCCCACTACGCAACAAAATTGTTCGTAAAAAGGGTATCGGTATGTCACATCGTGTAAAGCGTATTCTTGGTTACACAGGTACAGGAACAGGTGGACAAGGAAATATCTGGCCTGGTATCACACAAACCACACAGAATAACTTTGCTCCTGGTGCATCAAACCCTCTTTACTATGAGCGTGGCCCACAAATCTCCTACACAGCGGATGATTTAGTATTGCCATACAACTCATACTCACTATCTGACCAAGTATCTTTTGATGCTAACTTCTCAGGCTTGGGATACCAAGACCTTCGTCAGTTGTCATCAACTTCTACTCTGTACGCAACAATGCTTATGGAAGAACGCATGATGCTTATGGCTCGTGGTACAGCTTCAGGTTACTCAGGCTTACTATCAGCTCCTGCACAAGCAACTGGTTCAGCAGCAGCTGTAGGTTCAACCGGATATGCTCCAATCACAGGTTACACAACCTCTGTATGGGTGTACACAACTGCATCAGCAGGTGCATTCGGTGAGTCTGCTCCATCTGTTGTTTCAGCAGCTATCAATGTGTCTGCTGGGCAATATGTAACAGTAACTATCCCAGCCGTAACAGGCGCAGTTGGATACAATGTTTATGTAGGTACAGGTGCTTCTGCTCCTGCTACATCTGCTGTTTATTATGCAGGTACTACAGCTACAAACACATTCATCCTACAGGGTGCATTACCTACAACTACAACAACTGTTGCAAGCGTTGTTTCACAACAAGCTGCAGGTTCAGACCTATCAGCTTACGCAACTGGCTATGACGGAATCCTTCCAACAGTTCTTGGCGCAAATACAGGTTACAACAACAAGATTAACGCTTTGTTCTCTACATCTAACCCAGGTGTTGAGTACCAAAAGGTATTCTACGAGTTGTACAACAATGTAAAGGCTGACCCAGATGAAATTCTTATCAACGGCTCAGACCGCAAGCAACTATCTGATGCAATCAAGAATGGTTCAACTGCAAACTATCGTTTGAACTTGACCCAAACTGAAGCTGGAGATTATGTTGGTGGTGCAACAATCGGTGCGCTATACAACGAAATCACAGGCAAGATGGTTAATTTGACAGTACATCCCTGGCTACCACAAGGTGTATCTCCTGTTCTTTCCTACACACTTCCAATCCCTGATACAGAAGTTTCAGATGTTTGGGCAAATGTGTTGGTACAGGATTACATGGGTATTCAATGGCCTGTAACACAATTTACCTACGACTTCAGCACCTACTTCAGAGGAACATTCTTCTGCTACGCACCTGCGTGGAATGGTGCAGTTTCAGGTATCCAAGCTGCTTAATTAGAGCTTAAATAGGTGGGGGTGTGTCACTAAAAATGGCACACCCTTACTTCTAAGAAAGGAAGCGCACATGGTAAAAATGATTCCGCCACAAGGCTTAAAAGAAGTGGCAGTTAGAACTGAAAGAGGCACAAAGGTTTATCGTGCAGACCGAAGTGGTCTGATAAATGTTGAAAATGACAAACATGCAGCTCAAATGAAAGCTGAAGGATTAGGTCAAGCAGGAATAGGCGGAGTGGCAAAGACCAATGGCTTTCCATGTAAAAAATGTGGATTTGGTTCTTTTTTTAAACAATGCTCAAAGTGCGGAGAAATAAATGACTAATGGTATTACCCAAACAACCCACAAGTTTTCTACCCCATACCTAACTGTACAAGAGTTTAAAGATGCGCCTACAGCTATTGATATTGATAACTTAGTTTTTAATACCATTGACCCTGATGCGCAAGATGCAGAGTTAGCTAATGTTATTGCCCGTGCTTCTAGCTGGATTGACACTTACTGTAATCAAATTCTTGGCGCAACAAGTGAAACTGAGCAACAACGCTCACGCATTAGACCTGATGGCACTATCCGCTTTCACCCACGCTACAACCCTATTATTGCTTTAACACAATTTAAGTTTGGCACAGACTTTAGCCAAATGGTTACCTATCCTGACTGCTCAAATACATGGATTGAAGATAACCAAATTATCGTGCCTTACGCATGGTCTTACCAAAACTACACATCACAAGGCCCATTACAATTTGGTTTTCCTTACAGCCAACAAGCTGAAGTTTTCTTGAATTATACTTATGTAAATGGCTATGCCAATAGTGAAGTAGTAACTGCAGTTGCAGGTCAATCTACATTAACCCTAAAAAGCGGTATTGGTATTACTGCAGGTCTTATGATGAAGATTTACGATGGATTTAAGAGCGAAAATATAACTGTAGCTGACTCCTATGTCTTTGGCTCACGCACAGTACCTATTACCTACCCATTAGATTACGACCACAACCCAGGTATTTCTGTATCAGCTCTACCACCAGCTGTCAAAGAAGCAGCTATTTTGGTAACAACAGCTATGCTAAAAGTTCGTGGAGATAACTCTATGACAATGGCAGTAGGCACATTACCTTCACAAGCTACCCCACAGACACAGAACATTGGCTCTGATATGGGTATGGCTATGGACTTATTGAAACCATATCGCAGGATTAGATAATGTCACGGAAGCAAGTACGCACACATGTTGCCGATTGGATAGCATCAGAGCAAATAACCACGCTCAATCAGGTGTTTAAATCTTTTCCTAAGCGTATTAACTTCCAAGTAAATGCTTTTCCCGGTCAAAACTCCCGTGCTGCAGCTGTTGTTTTTATTGAGAACGAAAGCGAATCACGCTTAGCTATCGGTGGAGCTTATGACGGATGGAAGCGTGTGGACTATTTAGTAGCTTTACAGGTCTTTCACCACAGCACACAACGCAACGCTGAAGATGCTATGGATGACTTTGACAACCTGATAGATACGATAAAAGAACGCCTAAGAAGTGGCGGTCACAGATTAGATTTGGCAGATAGCGATGGAGCAATTATATGGCAAGCTGCAGAGCCAGCTATAGATGTTGCTTATGGCGAACCTGTCACAAACGATGGTGGTACAACTGAAACTTGGGCTGCTATTCGTTTTACTGTAACTCAAATGATAAGAGCATAAGGAGAAACCAATGGCTCGTTTTCAATACGATGGTGAAGCAGAGATGGTATTTCCTACCATTGGCGTAACTGTCAAAAAAGGTGAGCAGTTTGATGCGCCTGACGATTTCAAAGCCGTTGGCGTTTCAGCTGCATTATCTGTAAAGCAAGAAATAAAAAAAGCAGTATCCCAATCGTCAGCCCCGTCTGACACAACAGCAGGAGAGTGAATAAATGACATTAGCACAGCCATCGGTACGCAGTTATTTAGGCGTTGCCAAAGAGGTCACAAAGGGAACTCCTGTTGCGGCCACAGCTTTTATCCCAATTAACAAGGATGCTTTTAAGCCAGTCGATATTATTGGGCCACTATATGACACAGGTCTTCGTGGTTCTATGGTTGAAAATTACAACTACATTCAAGGTCGCCGGCACACAGAAATTGATTTAGGTGGCATTGCATACGCTGACACAATCGGTTGGGTTTTACAATCAGTATTAGGCGCAGACAATGTAGTGGGTTCAACTGCTCCATACACACATACGATTTCGCTAAAGAACGCAACAAGCGGAGATGCACAACCTGACTCATTAACAATCACAGATTACTATGCTGCAGGTACACGCTACTACCCAGGTTGCCAATTCCATGACTTCACTCTGACATTTAACTCAGATGGACAATTAGAATACACAGCTAAAGCAACAGGTTTTCCATCAGTAACAACTTCAGCACCAACACCATCATTTAGCACAGTAACTGCTACTCCTGTATGGACAGGTACTGTAACAATAGCTGGTAGTGCAAAGGCTTACACCCAATCAGGTACTCTTACAATGACCCGTAAGATTGACCCAATTTTTGGTATCTCAAATACACAAGCTCCATACCAAGTATTTGTTGGTGCTTTAAATGTGACAGGAAAGCTTACATTTGTTATGGAAAACGATGACGAATTAACACGCTTCCTAACTAACACACAACCATCTTTAGTGTTTAACTTCTCACAAGGAACAGGTGCAACTGCAACTGAAATTCAGTTCACCATCACTAAGGGTGCTTACACCACAGGTGCTATTGAGCGTACACAAGACCATGTACAGGTAACTGTAGATGTAACAGGTATCGCCAATACAACCGATGCAGGTGCTTCTCTAGGTTATGCTCCTATTAAGTGGGAGCTAAAGAATGCTGTTGCTTCTTACTAAGTAACAGACTAGAACGGCTAACGGGGTGTATCAGAGCGACTGACCGCCTTCCTCAGTATGCTCCGCCCCGTTATGCCCCTATAATGTGAAGGCAAAATCAATGGAAGGAATCCAAATGGCAGAAAAAAAGGTAGAACTACCTTCAGGTAATACAGCTACATTTCGTGACCCTGAAACATTAAAAGTAAAAGACCGCACTAAGGTTCTTATGGCTATCGGAAACGAAAATGTACAAATCGCACAAGGCTTAAAACTTATTGATGGTTTATTGGCTATTCTTATTAAAGATTGGTCATTTGATTTAATTATCCCAAGCATCAAAATTGACACTTTAGGTGAACTATCAATTCCTGATTACGATGCGTTAAGCAAAGCTGCGGAAGATGCTCGCAATAAGCTATTCCCATCATTTGAAGAAACAAAGGAAGCAGATAGCCCAAAAGACAGCTAGAAAGACTTGAATGGATATTAAAGGGTAACCAAAGACACCCCGACTTAAAATATCCTGACAGGCAGTTTCTTTACTTTACCTGTGCCGAAAGGTTTGGGTGGACACCCGAAGAAACTGATAATGCTCCTGCAGCTCTTGTTGATTGGATGCTAATGATAGGCAATGCAGTAGACAAGGTGAAGGCAGAAAAGAGCCAACAATGAGCAGTTATTTTCAGGGCTTTGGCGAATTTCAAAAATACATGAAGAAATTTGAAAAAGATTTGGGTGGTCGCTCTAAAATAGCTGCTTTACAAATAGCTGCAGCCATTGAGCGTGAAGCTAAAAAGAATGCAAGCACAGGCAAGATTCCAAGAGATGAGTGGAAAACCGCACCGCACATACCCGGAACGGGCCCAGGTCCGAATGTGCGTACAGGCAGCTTGCGTGACGGCATTAAATACGAAGGTCAGCCAAAAGGTTTATTTGGTTATGAAGTACAGGTTGGTTCAACCACTATTTATTCAAGAGCGGTAGAACTTGGACACCCACGCTGGAAGTCAGGTGCTAAATATCCGTTCTTCTGGCCAGCAATTCAAAAACTAAAAGCAGATGGCACTATTTTAAGGATTCAAAAATCAATTTTCAAATAGAAAGGGAGAGCCATGTTAGGTGAATTTGTACCAGGCATGAATATCCTAATCAATGCTGAAGTTACAGGTGCAATTCGTGAAATTACTAAATTAAATGGCTCATTAGAAAAAACTAAATTAACTGTAGGTTCTGTTTCAGGAGTTATTGGTAAATTTTCAGGTTTAGCTATTGGCGCATTTGCAGCTATGGCATTTGGCGCAGACCGCATGGCTAACAAAATGGAAGTTGCTAACACTCAGTTAGCCGCTTCTTTTACTGCATTAGGTTATGATGCAAAACAACTTATGCCTATTGCGGAACAGACCGAACAAGTATTTACTAATCTTGGTTTTACTGTTGGTGATACTGCCGAAGCATTAAAGACATTGACTACAGGTCTTGGCTCACCTACCGCTGCTATGCAATTTATGACTGTTGCAGCTGACTTTGCCCGTAAAGCAAATATGAGCCTTGCTGAATCTGCTATGGCTATTGTTAAAGCAACACAAGGTAACACAAGAGCGTTTAAGCAAGTCGGTGTTTCATTTGATGAAGGCACTACTGCAGCTGAAAAATTTACTAAAGGTATGGACAAGGTTGCTAAAGCAACTGCTGGTTCTGCTGTGGCATTTGCTAAATCTGCTGAAGGTGGCATGGCTATTATGGCCGCTAAAACCCAAGCAGCTACAGCTGTTTTAGGTCAAGCATTACAACCTATTCTTGTATGGATGGCAGCATTTATTACTGCAGTAGTTGTACCTGCACTCAAATCTCTTGCAAACGCATTTACTAATATGCAAACCCCAGTAAAAATTGTTATTTCTTTATTTACAGGTTTATTTATTGCAAGCAAAATTGTTGGCGGTATTCTTTTAATTGGTAGGGCTATTGAAGCATTAAGCGCAGCAATGGTTGTATTGAAATCAACCACAATGGGTGCTTACTTAGCAGAGGCAGGGTTACTTTCACTTACAGGTGTTGGTATTGCTGTTGTTGCAGCTTCTGCTGCTACAGCTGCTGCGGCTTATTATGGTTTGAATAAAATCATTGATAGCTCTAAAGAAAAAATGGGTGATGCTAACTCAGTATTTAAGGACTTTGACAAACTTACTGCTGACATGTTGTTAAAGGCTGGCAAAGGAACTATAAACTTTCCCGGCGCTGCAGGTGCAGGTGCAGGTGGTAAAAAACTAGCATCTGATATTGAAAATGTATTTACGCAATTATCTAAGAGCGTTTCTGACATGATTAAAAACATGTCCAAGATTACAAGCTTTGACTTGGCATCTAAAATTAAAAACTCTTTTACAGACCCATTAACAGCTGCATATAATAACTTAACTAAAGCTAGTTCTACATATAGTGCCGAACAAAAAAAGTTTACAGATGCAACTATTGAGTCTACTAAGGCTTCATTAGCTCATGCTAAAGCTTTAGATGCTTTAAATAACGCTACTGATAAGAATGTAGATGCTTTAACTGTTGCTGCTGATGTTGCAAAGAACACCGCAAAAATAGCTGGCGATGCAGCTATGGCACAAGCTGAGGCAACTAATCAAGCATTGCAAGACATTATCTCAGCGCAAGAGGATTACGCTAACGCTGTTCTTGCCCGTGTCCAAAACTTTAGAGATGCTTTTGCTAACGCTACCAAGATTGACTTAGGTGGCATGGCAGGAAACATCGCACAGGCTAAACAACAGGTATCTGATGCTGAAACTGCATTAAAGGCAGCCCAAGATAAATTTGCTTCTACAGCCAAACTTGCTTCTTACTCAGGAATAGCAACCGCAGTAAGCCTTCCTATGTTTACCGCAGAAGAAGCTGCTGTGGCTAAAGCTAAAAAGGATTTGCAGGTTGCGTTAGGTAAAGAATCTAACCCATTTGCTGCAACTGCCGAAGAGTTATTAAGCGCATTAGAAAATCAATACACAAAGGCAACTGACCTATCTAAAAATGCTGGCTTGCTTGCTTCTGCAGGATTCTCACAAGAATTTATTACTCAGGTACTAGATTCAGGTACAGATATGGGTAATGCGCTAAGCAACGCCATATTAAGCTCTGATAAAACTACACAAGCTTCATGGCAAAAGGTTTACAGCAATTTAGATACCATTTCTAAAACAGGTGTTAATACCCTTGCAACAACAATGAATCAAGGTTCTATTGACATTATGAACCAATTTATTTCAGGCTTTAAGGCACAAGAAGACCCATTAAAGAAAGCTTTACAAAGCATTAACGACATGGTTACAGCTATGGCAGGTTCTATAGCTGCGGCTATTGCAAGCATGAACGCACAAATAGCTGCTATGACAGGCGCACAAGTAAGCTCATCTGTACCGCCAACTGGCAGTTCTTATGGTGCGTTTTCTGAATTACCAACTAGCGTAGTTAATAATTCAAATGTAGAAGTTCATGTAACTCAACCAAATGCCACAGCTAGTGATATAGCTGGTGCGCTTGCATTTACTACAAAGACATCTAGCGATATTATTTACAACCTACCTAAAGTTGATAACAGTACAGTTACCGCAAGACCATCAGGTCAATATGGCGTAACTAGAACTTCTATATTAAGCGGTGGAAGCCAGAGGGGCGACTAATGGCAACTGTAACTAGCCTTAACTCATATTCCTTTGCATTTAACGGATTTGTATTTGGTGGTACTGATTCGCCATACCAAATTACCGCAGTAGATGGCATTGAGGATTTGCCTGTACTTCGTGTACAAGATGATAATCGTGGTTATCAAGATGGTATGTTTACAGGTAGAGATTTCTTGTCAGGTCGTATTATTCAAATGAGTATGCAGGTATTTGGTACTGCTAACGCATCCATGCAACAAAATTTAGCTTTGTTACAAAATGCGCTTATTCCACAACAACAAGGCACAGGCATATTACAGTTTCAAATTCCCGGCTCTAATCTACAAGAGGTAAATGCTCGTGTTAGGCGCAGAGCTGTAAGAATTGACCCTGACTTTACCTATGGTCGTGCAATCGTAACTTATGAATTTTTTGCACCTGACCCACGCAGATATGACAGCTTAATACAAAGTACAGACTTGATTTTAGGTGTTACAACCACAGGTCGTACTTACAATCGTGTTTACACAGCTGCGGCTTCTCCAAACGCTAACCCAAATACAACAGGTATGTCATTTGGTGGTGGCGCAGGTTCACCTAACTTAGTTGTAAATAATGGCAATACAACAACTTATCCTTTAATTACTATTACAGGCCCTGCTATTAACCCTGTAATAACCAACGCTACTGCAGGAGCTTTTCTACAAATCAATTACACATTAGGTAGCACAGATACATTAGTAATTAGCACAGATTTTAGAACGCTTACACTTAACGGAGTAACACGCAGAAGTATCTTGGCAAATAACTCTACTTGGTTTGGTGCGCAACCTGGCACTAACCTCTATACTTTTGCCGCAACAGGAACGGCAGGAAGCACATCTTGTTTAGTTCAATGGCAATCGGCTTACATCTAAAGGAGCATCATGGCACTACGCAATCCGCCTAGTTGGTTACAGAACGGCTCACACCCAGCCGAAAATGACCGCAATACAACTACACAGGCTATATGGAATGGCCCCGGTATTTGTGATTATGGTGATATGCAAGTAAGCCCAACAGGTACACCATCTATGGCTGTGCAAGTTGCATCAGGTCGAGCAATCGTATCTGGAAGCCAAACTAGCACACAAGGCAACTATGTAATTTTTAACGATGCTACAGCTACAGTTTCTATTGCTACTGCTTCCCCTACCTTGCCACGCATTGACCTAATTTGTTTAGTTGTACAAGATTCTTACTACTCAGGTGCTAACAATCAGGTTATTTTCCAAGCGGTAACAGGCACACCTAACGCATCCCCTGTTGCACCTACAGCGCCAGCTAACTCTTTAATCTTGGCTCAAATAGCTGTAGCTGCAAACGCAACAGCTATCAATACAGGTAACATTACAGATAGGCGTTCACTTGCTACATTTAGCGACACAGTAACTACCGCATCAGCTATTGGTGCAAACTCATTTACTGTAAATACAATCGCATCACAAACAGGTAAAGCTATCCTTGTAAACAACTCAGCAGGTACACAGGTATTTGCAGTATCACCTGCAGGTGCAGTTACTTTCCCTGATGGTTCTATTCAGACCACCGCAGCTACATACAACCCTAATTTAACAATCAATACCCAAACAAACACTACTTACACAATTTTAGCTGGTGATGCTCAAAAGCTAGTTACGCTTTCTAACGCAAGCCCTGTAACTGTAACTATTGCATCTAACGCTACACAAGCACTACCTGTCGGTACTCAGGTTACGCTAAGCCAATATGGAGCAGGTCAAGTAAACATAGTTGGCGCATCTAGCCCTAACCCTGTAACTATTGTTTCTACAGGAGCTACAGCTAACAACCCTAAATTAAGAGCGCAGTATTCAACCTGTACTTTGATTCAAACTACAACTGATAACTGGTTAGTCGTAGGCGATATTTCATAATGTCACGCTTAGCATTAACCCCAACTAATGTTCCTGCATTAGCCAGCGCACCAACAACGCCAACAATTAGAACTGGCGATTTATATTTCAACACTACAACTTCAAGCTTAATGGTCTATAATGGCTCAGCTTGGGTTGCAACATCAGCTGCATCTTTAACCGAGATAGACGCTGGTTCATTTAACGGAATTGCACCATATATGGGTGGCGCAAATCCAACAGATGCTTCAACTCAAACAGTTAATGGAGGAACTCCGTAATGGCAGTCGTAACGCAAATTCAGGTACGCAGAGGAACTGCCTCTCAATGGACATCTGCTAACCCAACTTTAGCTGCAGGTGAGTGGGGATACGAAACCGATACAGGTTTAACTAAAATTGGTAATGGCTCTACTGCTTGGGCTTCTTTAGCTTATGCAACAGGTTCAATAGCTGTAGGAAACATTACAGGTCTTGGTACAGGCGTTGCTACATTTCTTGCCACACCTACATCATCTAACTTGGCAACTGCCGTATCGGATGAAACAGGCTCAGGTTCTTTAGTATTTGGCACAAACCCAACACTTACCTCACCACTAATTAACATTGGCGTTAATACACAAACAGGAACTACTTATACACCTGTATTAAGCGATAACGGCAAAATTGTTACATTAAACAACGCTTCAGCTATTACAGTATCTATTCCTACAAACGCAACTACAGCTTTTCCAACTGGCGCACAAATTACATTTGCTTGGATTACAGGCGCAGGACAGCCAACAATTCAAGCTGCATCATCAGGTACAACTACAATTCTTTCTACAGGTGCTACAGCTACTGCACCAAAGCTGCGTGTAGTTAATTCAACTGCCACAGCCGTAAAGCTTGCAACCGACAGCTGGATAGTTATGGGAGATATAGCCTAATGCCAATTCTTGGAGTTATTGCTTCTTCTATTTCAGGTAATTTAACACCACCTGATACTGGCTCTATGTTTCCTATTGCTATGGTAAATGTTGGTAGTGCTGGTGCTGCATCAATTTCATTTACTTCAATACCACAAACTTACAAACATTTACAATTAAGACTAATTGGTGCTGATAATGCAAGCGGTAGCGATTATGGCAATATGCAATTTAATGGTGATACAGGTGCTAATTACGCTTCTCATCAATTATATGGTGATGGCTCTTCTGCAACAGCAAATAATTTTCCAAACAATAATCAAATTTATATTCACCGCATACCAGGCTCTATTACAAATACTTTTGGTGCAGTTATTGTGGACATTTTAGATTATACAAATATAAATAAATATAAAACTGTTCGTGAACTTGGCGGCTATGATGCCAATGGTTCAGGTCGTATTTCTTTTAGTTCAGGAATGTGGTTTGGTGGAACTATTGGAAATTCAGCCAATACAATTACATCAATTTCAATTTCAACAGGTGGTTCAAGTTGGTTACAATATAGTCAGTTTGCACTTTATGGAATTAAGGGGTAATCAATGAGTACATATACACCTATTGCTTCTCAAACACTTAGTGGTGCTGTATCAACTGTTACTTTTACTAGCCTTCCACAAAATTATACTGATTTAATTGTTGTTGGTAATCCAATAGTATCTGCTTCGCTTGATTACAAATGGTATGTAAATGGCGATAATACAAGCGGACTTTATAGTCAAACTCGTTTATTAGGTAATGGTTCATCTGCTACATCAGGTAGAACTACTGGTGCTAATTATCTTTATTTAGATGCAACAGCACCCGCATCAGGTAGCACTCAAACATTTATTATGAACTTTCAAAATTATGCTAATACTTCAATTTATAAAACTGTATTGGTTAGATACAACGATGCTGGAAATGAAACTGCTGCAAGAGTAAATTTATGGCGCAATACTAACGCTATAACTTCTATAACAATTTCAACCGATAGTTCTACATTTGCTACAAATTCTACTTTTACAATTTATGGCGTAGCCGCAGGTAACTCATCAGCCAAAGCATCAGGTGGAAACATTGTTACTACTGATGGCACTTATTGGTATCACGCTTTTACTTCTTCAGGAACATTTACACCAAGCGTAGCATTAACTGTTGATTATTTAGTTGTAGCAGGTGGTGGCGGTGGTGGTACTGGCACTCAACCTGGTGCTGGTGGCGGTGGTGCAGGTGGTCTGCGTTCAACAGTAACTGCAACAGGTGGCGGAGGTTCTTTAGAAACTGCTTTATCTTTAACCGCTAATACTTCTTATACAGCAATTATTGGTGCAGGTGGCGCTGGTGGTTCAGCAAGCAGTACACAAATTGGCGTTAATGGCAATAGCTCAACATTTTCTACTATTATTTCAATCGGTGGTGGCGGTGGTGCTGGCTCAAACAATACCGATACAGTTACTTCACAAAGCGGTGGTAGCGGTGGTGGTGGAGCTAGACCGGGAACAGGCAATACAAGCATGGCTGGCGGTTCAGGAACTACTAATCAAGGTTATGCTGGTGGTAACGGAAGACATCAAGCAGGTGTTCGCTCAACTGGCGGTGGTGGTGGTGGTGCTGGTCAAGCAGGTCAAAATGGTTCTGATTATTCAGCTGCTAATGGTGGTAATGGTGTTCAAATTACTGCGTTAGCTACTGCAACAGGAACTGGTGCTAATAGTGGTTATTACGCAGGTGGCGGTGGAGATTCTTCTGACGCTGGCGCTGGTTACGGAACTGGCGGATTAGGTGGCGGTGGAAATGGTACTGCTTCAGGAAACGCAAATGCTGGAATTGCCAACACGGGTGGTGGCGGTGGTGCTGCTAATAATCCAAATACAAATCTTGGTGGTAATGGTGGTTCAGGTATTGTCATTATTAGGTATGCGGTTTAAGGGGATATAAATGAGTACAAATTTGACACTTATTGAAACTAAAACTGTAGGTGCTGGTGGTGCTGCAAATATTACTTTTACTTCTATTCCATTAACTTATACTGATTTAAAAGTTGTGTATTCATTAAGGCAAACTGATGCTAGTGATGATTTTCGTTTATATTTCAATGGCAATGCTGGCACAAGTTTATATTCTTACAAAGAAATTTACACAAATAATGGAACAAGTGCTAATTCATTTGGTCGCTCATCATTTAGTTGGATAGACAATGTAAGTAATGACACTACTTCAATGACGGCAAATACATTTAATAATGGCGAAATTTATATTACAAATTATGCCAGCACTACACAAAATAAATCATTATCTATTGATGTAGCTGCAGAAAATAATGCTGCTTCTACTAATATGGCTTTAGTTGGTGGACTTTATGCTAGCAATAATCAAATTACTTCTATAACTTTAGCAACTGCAACTGGTTATGCACAATATTCAACAGCCTCTATTTATGGAGTTTCAAATGTTACATCTACACCTAAAGCAACTGGTGGAATGGTTTCACAAGACAATACATATTATTATCATACTTTTGTTACTTCAGGTGTTTTTACTCCTACTGTTGCCTTATCTGCTGACATCTTAGTAGTTGCAGGTGGTGGCGGTGGCGGTATGGGTCAATACGCCAACACACCTGCTGGCGGTGGTGGTGCCGGCGGATTATTAGGTTTTACATCTCAATCACTTACTACAACTGGTTATTCTGTTACTGTCGGTGCAGGTGGAACGAAAGGTATTTGGAATAGTTCATCAGGTGGAAGTGCGGCAACTAATGGTGGCAATAGTCAATTTGCTGCATTGACGGCAGCAGTTGGTGGTGGTCGTGGTGCTGGCTGGTCTGATAACAACACTCCTTTTCCTGCAAATACTGGCGGTTCAGGCGGTGGTGGATATGGACAATTTTCAGGAACAGGTGCAGCAGGAACTTCAGGTCAAGGAAATGCTGGTGGTTCATCATCATTTAGTGGTAGTGGATATACTTCAGGCGGTGGCGGTGGCGCAGGAGCAGCAGGTGGAAGTGCAACTTCTACAACAGTAAGCGGTGCAGGTGGTGTAGGTTCTTCTACTTATTCATCTTGGGGTCTTGCTACATTTACTGGTGAAATAATTAACGGAACTGTTTATTTTGCTGGTGGTGGCGGAGTATCGGGTGCTTCAGGCGGAGTGCCATCTAGCGGTGGTTATGGTGGCGGTGGAGCAGGTGCTATGCCATCTCCGACAAGTGTTGCTTATAGCGGTTTAGCAAATACTGGTGGTGGTGGTGGTTCAGGACTTGGCCAAAATTATGCAATAGCAGGTAATGGTGGCTCAGGTGTAATAATAGTTAGATATGCGAAATAAGGAGAAATAATGGCGCACTTTGCAGAAATAGATAAAAACAACATTGTTGTTAGAGTGTTGGTTGTGCCTGATGAGGCAGAAGATAGAGGACAAGATTACCTAGCCAATGACTTAGGTTTAGGTGGTACTTGGATTCAAACTTCTTATAATGCTCGCATTCGTAAAAATTATGCAGGAGAAGGATTCACATACGATGCAGAGCGTGATGCTTTCATTCCACCAAAGCCTTTTGATTTATGGATATTAAATGAAGAAACTTGTCAATGGGAATCACCTATACCTTATCCAACTGATGGAATTGTATATAAATGGAGTGATAACGATAAAGATTGGAAAGCGGTTGTAAATGACTAATCAAAAAATTGTAGTTGATTGCGCTAAAGGAACTATTGCTTATTTACCTTTATCAGCAGCGGAAATAGCAGAGCGTGACCAAGCTGCAGCAGCTTTTGCTGAGGCTGAAGCTAAACGCCAAGCAGATACAGAAGCATTGGCAAAACTTAAAGAATCTGCAAAAGCTAAGCTAACAGCTGGCAAGCCATTAACCGAAGAAGAAGCTGCCACATTAGTAATCTAATTTTGGCTTATATTGGTTTCTTTTTTGGAATCATTATTGGATACATTTACGGCAAAAACTAAGGAGTAGCGATGGCAGTAACAACCTACCGCTACCTATTTGCCGACCTTTTAACCAATAACATATTAGCTGAATTACCTTTAACGGGAGTTACCTTTACACAGGTACTTAACTCACCCGGCTCTTTAAACGCTCACATGCTTGTATCTGATTTGCGTGAAAACTCATTGGATTATGTGAATGCGACCATACCAGCCCGTACTGCAATATATGTAGACAGAAACGGGGTATTGGTCTGGGGAGGCATATTATTTGCAAGGCGATATAACGCTTCTGCCCAAAGAATAGAAATAACAGCTAGAGAGTTTGATTCGTATTTTGAGCGTAGAAGAATCTCAACTTCCCAAGCTTTTAACAATGTAGACCAATTAACCATAGCTGAAACGCTAGTTAATAATGCCCAAGCAGCTACAAATGGAAACATTGGGCTGATAGTGCCTACCAACACATCAGGCGTATTAGTCAGCCGTGTGTTTTACTCATACGAACTTAAAGACCTTTATTCAGGCATTAAAGATATTGCTACCCAATCTGATGGCTTTGATTTTAATGTGGATGTGCAATATGACAGCTCTCAAAATCCAACCAAGATATTAAGGCTTGACTATCCTTATCGTGGCGTTACTTGGAATGCTTCTAGCCCTACAGCATTGGTATTTGAATTTCCCGGAAACCTTGTCGATTATGAATACCCTGAAGATGGCTCAATTACAGCTAACGCTATGTTTGGTATCGGACCCGGCTCTAACGAAGGCAAGCTAATTGCCTCATCTACTGTGCCAGCTCAATGGGCTGCAGGATGGCCGCTACTAGAAGACACCACAACTTACAACGATGTTTATGACTCAACACTTTTAACAAACCTTACATCTGCTGAAGTATTTGCTAAACAAAATCCTGTAACAACTGTGAAGGTTGTATTACCTGCTTATGTAGACCCTGTACTTGGTTCATACAAAACAGGTGACCAATGCTTACTTAGAATTACAGATGACAGATTTCCAAATCAAGGTAGTGGTTATGGCTTGGTTGTTGTTCAACGCATTGTTGCAATCAATGTTGAGCCAGGCGAAAATGGCCCAGAGCGAGTAACATTAACTTTAGTAAATCCACCACCTACTTCATAGGAGCATAATGGCGTTTTACAACCTACCTCCTGCTTTATCAACCATTATGGATGAGTTAGATAAAAGACTTCGCAGACTAGAAACTTCTTATAGATTTACTGTACCTACTGTAAGTACAGTACCTGCTAATTTACGCAACGGAGATATGTATATTCTTTCTTCAAATAGCAAGCTTTACATTTATTACAACGGAACACATCATCAATTAGCTAACCTATAACCCGAAAGGGCGCAAATGCTTAATAACCTTAGTTTAACTGCCAACTTAGTATGGGCTACATTTGAATCACTTATACTATTAGGCGCAGGAGTAAAATTCTTTTTTACTATTAAAAGTCGTTTAGACAATATAGAAAACTATACTTACAAGCGTAATGGTGGTTCATCTATGGCTGATGCGTTAGCAAGATTAGAAAAAGCGTTAAAAGAAAACACAAAGGTTACTCAGGATATAGCTGTTAAATTGGCTAAATTAGAAGGCAAATTTGAACAGCATGTGGATGAGCAAAATGGCTAATGTAGTAGATATAGCCAAAGCTGAAGCTGCAACAGGGGTCAAAGAAGCTGCAAATAATGACACCAAGTATGGCAAATGGTATGGCTTAAACAATGTCAGCTGGTGCGCCATATTTGTATCTTGGTGCTTTAACCAAGCTGGCTTAGCTGCAAATGTAGCTGCACAAACCAAAAAGGGTTTTGCCTCCTGTGATGCAGGATTAAAGTGGTTTACCAAAAATAATAAGCTCGTACCCGTTGGGCAAGCCCAAGCAGGGGATATAGCTTTCTTTCAGTTTGATAAAGATGCCGAACCTGACCATGTAGGTATAGTGGCTAAAAATGACGGCAAATACCTTTACTGCTATGAGGGCAATACTTCAAGCGGTGATAAAGGCTCACAGTCAAATGGTGATGGGGTATTTATGCGCAAGCGTGCCTATTCACTTGTTATGGGTGTAGCTCGACCTTAAAGGAGAACAATGAAAAAGACCGAAATGCAATGTATGTTGAAGTCATACGCAAGAGGCGTACTGACCGCAATTACCCCATTGTTAGCTATCCAAAGCACAGATTCAAAGGCATACTTCTTTGCAATAGTAGCTGGTGTAATTGCCCCAGCCATTAGAGCTGTAGATAAAAACGATGCAGCTTTTGGATTTGTAGCTGATGCTGTAGTAGCAGAAGCTAAGAAAATTTCAGTAGCAAAAAAGGTAGCAAAAAAATCCGCTAAATAAGCGATTCAATACACAACTAGCCCTAGTTCTTCGTGTAGCCTACTCCTAACCATAGGAGGGTTATATGACTGAACTAGGGCTTCTTTCGCAATTAAAGGCAGTTGCAGATGAATCCCCACAGAATAATAATGTCTGTGGCGTTGCTAGGTTTTTGCGAGATTTAAGCGATAAAGAAAAAGCTGAATATGAAGAGGTATTGGATAACCCCAATATCATGTCTACAAGGCTATCTAAGGTCTTTTATGACAATGGGCATAAAGTAACTTCGTACATGATTCGATACCACCGAAATAGATTGGAAGGTCGTGGGTGTAAATGCCCAATTACTAAATGAGCCTAAGCGATGATTTAGCCAACTTGAAAAAAGAGGCTGACCCTGAAATTGCAGAGTTGCGTAAAGCTTTAATAAACACGCAGAAACAGCTGCAAAAAGCTAAACAAAAAACAGATGAATTAGTAGAGGCTACTTTCAGAGCCGCATACGAAGCTACGCTATCAATGGGTAGTGTTAAGCCTGTAGCTGTGCCAAAAGTAGATAATCGTAAAAGCAAAGCTGAAGTTGCGCTAATACACGCAACTGATTGGCAAGGTGCAAAGCGCACTACAAGTTACAACTCAGAAATTATGCGCAAGCGTGTAATGTCATTTGCTGAAAAGGCAGTACGCATTACAGACATCCAACGCAATGACCATCCTGTTAAAGATTGTGTTGTTATGTTTGGTGGAGATATGGTGGAAGGCTTGTTCAATTTTCCCGGACAGGTATTTGAAATTGACTCCACACTATTTGAGCAATATGTAAATGTATCTAGGCTCTGTGTTGATTTTGTTCGCTACATGCTAACCAATTTTGAAAAGGTAACAGTTGTAGCGGAATGGGGAAATCACGGCCGGATAGGTTCAAAGCGTGACAATGTTCCAAAGAGCGATAACTTTGACCGCATGTGCTACGAGCTATCTAGGCAGCTATTAAGGGATGAAAAAAGATTAACTTGGGAAGATTGCCCTGAAGATATACAGCGAGTAGAGATAGGCAATTACAAAGCTTTACTAATACATGGTGACGAAGTGGGTCGTAATGGCTTTGCTTCCCCTACAGCTATTGTGCAACACGCTAACCGCTGGCGTTCAGGCTCTTATCCCTGGGACTTTAGGGATGTTTACATTGGGCATTACCACACCCACGCTGAGTGGCCTATGGCTAATGGGCAAGGCTCGGTATATCAAACAGGCTCAACTGAGTCTGATAATAGGTATGCCCGTGACCTTTTAGCTGCATCCGCCACCCCATCCCAAAGGCTTCACTTTGTAGACCCCGTAAAGGGCAGGGTTACCGCAGCGTACAAGGTGTGGTTGGACTAGCAACACGCCCGAAAGCTGGTTCTTGCAATAGCTTACGCTTTTGCCTATATTTATGCCATGAGGTTCTGAACGGCAGAACCGAATGGAGGCAAAACAGTAATGAATAAAGAACAAGCAATGCAAAAAGCACAAGAGCTAATTGCTAAATATCCTGATTGCAAAAATGTTAGCGATTTGATTGATACTGCAGTTGCTCACAATGAGTTTAAAACTAATGAAGAAGGCATGGCGGTTTGGGGCAGAGTTTGTCGTTTATTGCCACAAAAAAATTAAACTGTTCTTTCTTAACTCCGTCACAAATACCCTCATCTGACTAGGCAGGTGGGGGTTATTTGTGTTTTCTAAATACTTTTTCTAAAAATATAGCAATACGCATTAAAAAGTTATTCATCTATATCTTCCTCTTCAGGAATTGCTATATTAAATAAATCTATATTATTGTTCTTCATAGTATTTACAGCCATAATAAATGCTGTAGAAGCCCGATTAACTAGGTCTGTAACCGCATCGGGATAGCTCTCGCTTGATTGTATTTCTACGCTTAATTCGTAAGCTTTAATTTTTATATTTATCATGGCTAACCTTTTCTGTAGCCTCCTATTATCTCATAACACGCCTATTGCGATACTTGCTTTTAGTCAGCCCATTACCTTACCTTTAGCTTACAGTTATTTAACTGTACTAAAAAGGAGGCAGTATGGCGTTTAATTTAGACAACTACACGACAGTTGCAGAGCGACTTCGTGCAGCTTTGGATAAACATGAAAAGGATGATATTCGTATCATTACTGACTTGATTCATGTTGAAAGAGATACAGCTGGAAAACCATTGCAATACATTTGCCGAACACAGATTTGGTTTGGGCAAACATTAAAGGCACAAGATTTAGCCGAAGAAATGGTTGGCTCATCTAATGTAAACCGCACCAGTGCTTTGGAAAACTGTTCTACCAGCTCATGCGGAAGAGCGTTAGCTCTGATTGGCTTTATGGGTACAGACCCAATAACCAAAAAACCAATTCGCCCAACACGGGAAGAAATGGAAAAGGTTGCTCGCTTTGAGGCACAGCCTGAAGTAATAAATAAGGTTGTGTACACAACTGAGCAAACCGAAATGGCTGTAGAGGCTATTGAGCAGGTTGAAGCAATTACTGATTTAAATGAGTTAAAACTGCTTTACACAGGCGCACAACAGGCAGGGCTTTTACATGTACCTGTAAATGGCAAAACACTTAATACAGTTATATCTAACAAAAAGAAAAGCTTGGAGGCAAAGTAATGAGAAACGACATGGTTCATTTCACGCCAACTGAGTACCGCTCAGAACGCTATTACACCATTCGTACAGTAGTGCGCTTTGTATTTTGGGGTGCGCTTATTTGGGGAACGCTTATTGGATTGGCATTACTCTAATGAAGCATCCTGAAGGCAGAATAATGGCTATACAACAGCAAATACATTTTGCTGAAACGGCATCACCAGCTTTTGACATGATGCCTGAATACTTACTTGCTTGCTTAGCTAAAGTAGGTTTAAAACTCACAACAGATGAGAATGAGATAGCTGTGGATGCAGCTTTAATTACCGAACGAGTAAATATCGCTAAACCATTAAAGGTGGTGAAAAATGAGCATAACTCCACAAAAAGTTGAGCAACGCTTATACGAATTATCTAAGGAAGTAGATGAGTCGCATAAAGAATTAGTAAATGCTGAAAACCAATACCATGTGGCAAAAGCATCATTTGAAATAGCTATGGCTAAATCTCGTATTAAAAATAGCCATACAGATATGAAAATGACTGCATCGCAAAGGGAAGACCAAGCTTTAATAGAAAATGGCGAACAGTCTATGCAACTTGCAATAGCTGAAGCCACAGTTAAAGCTATGCGAGCAAACACTCAAAGAATCCGCACACAGGTAGATATTGCCCGTTCTATAAGCGTATCTGTCCGTTCAAGCATGGAGCTATAATGAAAAAAATAACCTTTGTATTAGCTGCATCATTATCGGTAATTCCTGTTTATGCCTATGCAGATGTTTATGTAAAAGTAGATGCAAACGGCATAGCTGTAGATGGCCCTATTATGTGCGATTCAGGAACTTGTGGCGAAGGTTCTTTGTTTTCCAAATTAACATTAAAACCGGGCGAACGCTATGTCTTACAAGGAATAGGTCAGGCAGGTATTGGTGGGAACAACCCTGATACCCAAGTTAAGGTTGATTTACAGACAAATGTATGGACTGTAACCAACACGCAAACTAATACTGTTACCCAAGAATTCACACCGCAAAATAGCCCCGGTAATGAGCGACCTGTGGTTGTGCCACCGCAACCTATAGTTGATACACCAACAGTAAAGGTAGATACAGCTACTGTATTTGTAGATACCAAAACTGTGACAGTAGATACCAAAACTGCTACTGTGAAAGTTGTGAAAAAACAAACAAAGAAGCGCAAATGACCTTTGACTTCTTTGCAGCTGAATGGTCGGGCAAATGCGGAGCTTGCGGTCATAAAATGTATGCGCCATCTAAAAGTGCATACATACTGCAATACTCTTTGCATACACATTCCAATAAGTGTTTAGGCGGTTGGTAATGGATATACAAAACCTTCTAAAGCTGGCTTTGGTTGAAAATGACAAGGCAAGAGATAGGTCGCAACAGACTGAACTCGGTGCATCAAGTGTTGGTGGGTGTAGAAGAGCCGCATGGCAAATCATCCATCAAAAGCCAAAGACCAATACAAATACTGAATCATTAGCTGCAATTATTGGCACAGCTTTACACGCCACTATTGCTGAAGCTATGTCTAACATTGACCCGTTTGGCGATGACTTGCTTATTGAGCAGGGATTCAAAACGCCTGACTTAAAAGGTCATGTTGATTTGTTTGTTAAATCCACCAAAACAGTTATTGATTGGAAAACAACAACCAAAAAGAAAATGGCATCATTTCCATCAGAGCAACAAATAATGCAGGTAAATCTTTACGGGCATTTATTAGAGGCTAATGGTTATGAGGTAGAAAATGTTGCTTTGGTTGCTATTCCAAGAGATGGCAGGATGGCAGATGTAAAGGTTTGGCAAGCACCATACAGCCCACAAATTGCAAACATTGGATTAGATTGGGTTAGAGAATTACAAGAAACACTTTTCCCACCAGCTCCCGAAAAGTCTTTTAGGTTCTGTAGAGATTTTTGTGAGTATTACAATCCAAATGCTCAGGTGGAAGGAATCGGATGCGCAGGGATGATGTAGATTGGTCTAGAGCTAGCTGTAGGGGTTTAGACACAAACATTTTCTATATGTATGAAAATCAGCTTATGGATAAAGAAAACATAGAACTGATGACTCTGCGTAGGTTGTGTTTTGCTTGCCCGATATGGCGTGAGTGCTTAACCATAGGTTTTAAATATGAGCGATATGGGCATTGGGGTGGCTTAGCAGCTGATGAGCGAAACCACATGGCTGAAAATCAAGCCACAAAAAGAGTGGCAAGATTACAAAAACAGTTAGATGAACTTAATGTCGATTGGGAAGAAATAGTAAAAATAAGCAAAACGAAGAGGGAGTTAATCTGGTAATGGCATCACTTCCATATATGCAACTTTATGTATCGGATTACTTGGCTGATACAGCACACCTAACAGCACAGCAACATGGTGCTTACATGCTTTTACTTATGAACTATTGGCAAAAGGGTAGGGCATTAGAAAACACAGATGAACGCCTACAGCATGTGGCAAGGCTAAGCCAAGAAGAGTGGACAGCTAACAAAGCTATTTTGGCTGAATTTTTTATAGTTGATGGGGATATATGGACACATTTGCGAATAGAGGAGGATTTGGCAAAAGTACGAGAAAAGTCCACCAAAGCCTCAACAGCTGGTAAGCGTTCGTTTAGCGTTCGTTCAACAGGCGTTGAACACCCGTTCAACCATAAAGATAAAGATATAGATAAAGATAAAAACAAAGAAGCATTTGATGTTTTTTGGGATATTTACCCAAGAAAGGTAGGCAAGGTAGAGGCTGAGCGAGCATTTCTAAAAGCTTTACGCATAGTTGAGCCTGAAGCCATCATTGCAGGTGCTACAAAGTATGCAGCTGACAAGAATCGCATTCCAATTTACACGGCACATCCGTCTACTTGGCTTAATCAGGGCAGGTGGGCAGACGAGCCAATACCCGATAGACAAGCCCAAACAGCACCTACTTGGTCACCGCCAGCTTTTGACCATAGGGAGTTGGAGCAACAGAAGGCAATAGCCGTACCTATGCCTGAAGAGTTAAAAAGCTTACTAAAACGATTACCATAAGTAAGTAATGTATGAGATACTTTTATTAAGGAGGAAATATGCCTAACCTACTCAAACAGGTAGAAGTCGGACATTTACAGATGGGTGATACTGTAATCTGTAATGACCAACGCTACTTTGTCATCCAAATAGAGGATGATGTGCATGGACACGAGCTGCGCTTAAAAGATGCTTATGGCGTTGGAAAAGTTAAGTTTGTGCCAAGCGGAGAAAGAATTACAATAGAGCTGTGATTTATTTTTCTGTGGATGGCAAACCCATTCCACAGGGTTCTATGAAGTTTATACGCCCAGGCGTAATGATTCATTCTAGGGCTGCCGAATTAGCTCTTTGGCGTGCTTTAGTGGCTCAAAAAGCTAAAGAACATATCCCGACTCCATTTCAAGAACCCATAGCTTTAGAAGCCAATTTTAGGCTTATTAGAGGCAAGTCTGTTAAACGCCCATATCCCACAGTTCCGCCTGACCTAGATAAGCTTTTAAGAGCTGTTATGGATGCAGGAACAGGCGTAATTTGGCTGGATGATGCCCAAGTGGTCAAAGTTAGCTGCACAAAGAGCTATTCCGACACGCCGGGTGTGGATATAGGCATACGCCCGATAGGGCTGTTTGAAGACACACCCATCCAAGACTTGTAATACCTTACGCTTTTCTATACATTTGTCGTATTGAACCTAACGGGGGTTCTTTAAATTAGGAGGCAAAATGGCTACAAAGATTGATGATCAAATCAGCATCGAATTATGTCGTAAGGTTTCTCAGGAACTAGATGCATTCTGTGTTGAATTATTCAAGAAGCATAATTTAGTTCGTGGCAAAGCAAGTTCTAAATACGGCATTGAGTTCCAATACAAAATGGAAGCTTTTGCAAATGACAACATTTCTAAGCAATTAACTGCAGACTTACAAAACGAAATCGGTAATTTTGCCGACAAACTTTTTACTGACAATGGTCTAGTAGGCGATTCAAATAAAGCCAAGTTTGGTTCAAATGCATTTCAAATTACTATCAAAGCAAGTAAATTAGTTCCTGGCGATAACGGAGTTAATTTAGCTTCTCAATATGCTCAAAATTTCCGTCTTTGGGAAATGATTCACAAATTACCTGCTGAAACTTTAGGCAAAAAAGCAGTAATCAATGGCGAAACTGTTTACTTGGCAGGAATTGATTGCAAGCGTAATGGTGATTCTCTTGCCGTAGTTTTAACTTCTAAAGGCAAAACAGTCATTTATTCCAACCCATTAGTATTAAATAAGTATTGGGGTGGGTCTGTAATGAAGGAAATTAAGTAATGATTAAGTTTAAAAGAGTAAATGGTTGGACTTACAAAACAGCCGATAACAAGTACATTGTTTACAATGGCGGTGCTAATGAATGGTATAGCGCACCTGTAGACGAAAAACTTGTAGAGCAATTCGGATACTGCTCAGTTGCAGTTAATGAATCTCAAAAAACATACCATTACTCAATTTGTGATGCTCAAAGCTTTGTTCAAGATTTTTATTATGCCGAAGGGAGAGCATAATGGCTTGTATGTTTTGCGGTAATGAAGGTGGATGGTTAAACCGCCTAAACATTCATCGTGTGGGCTTGGATGCCATTTTTGAATGCGATTGGTGTGCTTTGGATGTAGACATTAGGGTCGCAAGGGATATGCAAGTATGAGTTGCGCAAACTGTTTTGACAAAGGCTATGTTTATCATGGCGATAAAGAGGAATATGACATATCAGTATGCGAATGTCAGAAGGAGGCAAACAAAGATGGCAAGTAATTTAATGCCCGGTCTATCAGGGTTTGAATCTGCAATAAGTGGTGGTTATGAAACTTATGCAGCTTTGGAGTGTGGCGAATGTGAAAAAGAATTTGAAACCACATTAAATTATGATGGCGCAGGTTATTACGAAGTAATTTGTACACATTGCAAAGCTAAACAAGATAGAAAGGTGGATTTAGATTGATATTCTTTTTATTAGTAGCAACACCTGTATTAGTTACAGCATTTTTAATAGCACTATTTACAATAGAGGAGGCACTAAATGAAGTTAAACAGAAGCCAAAAGCGTAAGGCTGTAAAAGCTGGGATTCCATTACAGCGCACTATTGACTTAAAAAATGAAATAACAGGCACAACAGTTCAGGCTGTAGTTGTTTGGAGTCAGGATTTAGAACCTACGATTGTATTTGTAGAGGAAAACAAGGATGTGCTGTACAAAGTTCCTGCTTTAGATTTTATACAGGCAGTTACAGTACAAACCCAAGAAGCTTTAATTCGCTTCAAAGAAAGCCTGACAGCTAATGAATAACTCAGTAATTTTATCTCGTAACCCTCAGCGCACATCTGTTTTAGCTGCAGAAAAAGTTTATCCAAAAACAGGTTCATTAAAGCGTAAGCTTTATGATTACTTTATTAGTCGTGGCGAATATGGTGCTACCGACCAAGAAATTGAAACCGCATTAGAAATGAGCGGTAATACAGTTCGACCTACACGCCAATCTTTACAAAAAGATGGGTACATAATTGATAGCGGTACAACCCGTACCAATGCAAATAACAACCAATGTATTGTTTGGTGCGTACCTGATGCAAAGCAAGGAGTATTGTTCTAATGCCACATTATGAATATCGCTGTAAAAAATGTTCTACTTATCTAATGATGAAACAAGATTTTAACGATGACACAGTACCTAATTGCCCTACATGCCAAGCTTTAATGAGCAAAATGTACACAGCTACACCAGCTATATTTCGTGGAACAGGATGGGCTAAAAATGGCTAAAACAATACGCATTAAAAACATAGCTGTAGTTTTTGGAATATCCAAGCAACTTGGACTTGGATTCAATGTAAACAGGTGGGCATTATCCGCAGACTTTTTTTGCTTTTGGTTGGCGGTGGAATGGTGATAAAGCTTTTAATTGCTTGGATAGTAATAACTGACTTAGCAGCTATAAGTCTTGGCATTTATGGTTTAGGCATGGCTAAAGGTTGGTGGAAATGATTATCGGATTATCAGGATATGCAAGTGCAGGTAAAGACACAGTATCCCAAATACTTGTAGATAAGTTTGGATACAAGCGTATGGCGTTTGCTGATTCTATCCGTGACATTCTTTATACACTTAATCCATTAGCGCAAAAAGGCATATACATTAAGCAGCTTGTTGATGAATATGGATGGGATATAGCTAAACAAGACCCTGAAGTACGCAGGTTATTACAAGTATTGGGTACTGAAGTAGGTCGGGAATTTTTTGGCGATGATATATGGGTAGATACCTTAATAGCTAAAATAGAGCCTGAAGATAAAGTTGTAATTACTGATGTGCGTTTTCCAAATGAAGCTAGAGAAATAAATTATTTAGCTGGACAAATTTGGCGTGTAAATCGTAATGGCATTGAAGCAGTCAATGAGCATGTATCAGAAACACAAATGGACAACTATGATTTTGATTTTGTAATAAATAACAATGGTTCATTAGAAGATTTAGAGCAATACATAACTGCTTTGATAGAAGATAACAATGTATGAAGAACCTGTAACACGCTGTAATGGATGCGGAAGATGGTTGCAAATACATGATTTGCGCTGTTTTTGCAAAGATTATAGTAAAATAGATGCACCCAAAACCAATGAAGGGAGTGTCAGAAATGACATCAACCAACAACGGAAAGGCAAGCCGATGACCGCTTTAGATAGAGGAGAGATTGGCTAGAGCTGAAGTTAAGCAAGCGATTTCTTTTAGTAGCCGCATTATCGGTAGGAATCGCAATAGCAACACCAGCAGAGGCTCAATCGCCTCAAAAGCATAAACCCCTGCTAGTTGCTCGCACACCTGAAGCAGCTAAACAACATGCAATAAAACAGATAGCTGACTTCAAATGGAGTGCAAAAGAATGGAAATGCTTGGATACGCTTTGGACAAAAGAATCAAACTGGCGACCAGAAGCGCAAAATAAACAAGCAGTAATAACAATTAAAGACGGCAAGCGTGTAAAAGCTTATGCAGGTGGCATACCTCAGATATTGGGAATGTCGCCCGATTTAAGCGTGGAAAGTCAAGTAAGACTTGGATTGAAATATATTCAGGCTCGATATGAAACTCCATGCAAAGCTTTAGCTTTTCACCTGCAAGCCAACTACTACTAGGAGAGGCAAAAGTGAAGGCAACAAAATTATTTGCATACGCTGACCCTCCCTATTACAAAAAAGGGAAATTGCACTATGGCGAGCTGCATAAAGATGCCTATTTATGGGATAGCAAAGAAAGCCATTTAGAGCTAATACAAAGCTTAAAAGACAATTACCCTGATGGTTGGGCTATGAGCTGTAATTCTAATAATTTATGGTGGCTTTTAGAAAATGAGCCTGATATAAGAGTTTGTATATGGACAAAAGGTTTTCATCAAATAAGACAATCCACTATTCAGTACGCCTATGAGCCTGTATTGCTATGGAATGGCAGAAAAGAACTTAAACGCAGACCAATGGTTAGAGATTGGATTAGCTGCAATATAGCTATGAGGCGTGGTTTGGTAGGCTCAAAACCATTAGCTTTTAATTTATGGATATTAGATTTATTAAACTACAAATTGGGTGACCAATTAGATGACATATTTCCCGGTACAGCTGGTATGGCAGAAGCCATTAAAGTAAAAGAAGAATTATTAAAGACAGCTATAAATGGTGTAGCATGAAAGCGGTTAGTTTATTTGCAGGTGTAGGAGGCTTTGATTTAGCTCTTGAACGCAATGGCGTAGATGTTGTGGCATCAGTAGAAATAAATAAACAGGCTCGTTCAATTTTAGCTAAGCAATTTCCTAAATCTAATGTTTTGGAGGATGTAAAAGATGTCACAGGAAAACAGCTATTTGAATACGGATTCGATTCAGATGGAGTTATTGTCGGTGGATTCCCATGTCAAGACTTATCAGTTGCAGGAAAGCGTAAAGGATTGGCTGGCGAACGCTCAGGATTATTTTGGGAGATATACAGGCTTCTTGAAGAAACAAAAGCCAAGTGGTTCATCTTGGAAAATGTACCTGGACTATTGTCATCAAACGGAGGAAGGGATTTGGGAATCGTCATCGGAGCATTGGCTGAACTCAGGTATGGGGTCGCATACAGGATTCTTGACTCTCAATACTTTGGAGTACCACAGCGCAGAAGAAGAATCTTTATTGTCGGATGTCTTGGAGATGACGGGGGAACACCTGCAGAAATACTCGCTATCGCACAAGGCCGCACAGGGTATATTGAGGCGAGCAATACAAAACAAAAAAACACTTTCAGAACAGCTGCAAAAAGCTTTAGAAGCAGTAGCAACAAAACAATAGATAAGCCAACTATATTTGAAGCAACAAGAGTGAATGACAGTAGGTTTTATACTGATTATTCTCCAACAGTAGCAACTTATTGGGGAACGGGTGGAGCAAGAGTTCCTTATGTGTTAAGACAAAAAATGCCAATACGCAGATTAACTCCATTGGAATGTGAAAGGTTGCAAGGCTTTCCCGATAATTGGACAGCTGGCCAAGCAGACTCGCATCGCTATAAACAAATGGGTAATGCTGTAACTGTACCTGTTGTAGAATGGATTATTAAAAGATTATTGGAAACCCAACAGATTTCTTAGTGCCGTTCACTAGGGAAAACGAAGCCTGACATTTGAGATTGCCTCCCAAGTGTCGGGCTTCACTTAGATTACTTATGGTGTAAGGTGTGGTTATGGGAAAAGGCAAAAGTCGTGGAGAACGCAACTCAGATAGACCAAATGGCAAAGCTTGGAAAAAGCGAAAAAAAACGCCAAAGAAAACAGGTCGCACTATTGGTGGATATTCACCAAAGAAATTAGCTGCAAGGGCAGAAAAGCGTAAGCAAAAAACAGAAGCTTAAATAAGAGAATATGCGGTGATAGTGTAATGACAACACAGAAAACTCTCCAGTTTTCAGAAGGCGGTTTAATTCCGACCTCACCGCTCCATCTTTTTGATGTGAAAATTCCTAATATCAATAGCTCTAAATGGTTCATTAAAGAAACCAATCTGCTTACAGCTCGTAAGCTGGTGTGGGCTTATCATTATTTAGGTGAAGTAAAATTCATAGGCAACAGGGTTTTTGGTTTATTTGCAGAAGAAAATGATGAGGGTGCAATGTGTGTTGGCGTAGCTGTATATGGCCCACTATCAGTTCCTAATTCAGCACAGTCAGCTTTTGGTTTACCAAGAGGAAATTATCCTGACTTAGTAGAGCTGCATAGGTTGGTTTTAATGCCTGAGTGGAATGGCAAAAACGCAGGAAGTTATTTAATTGGTCGCTCTTTACGGATGTTAAAAAAACTAGGAATTAGAGCAGTAATATCTTATGCAGATACAGACCACCATTTGGGCAGTATTTATCAAGCTTGTAATTTTACTTATCATGGTTTAACACCACAGAAAAGCGATTTTTTCTTTGCAGATGGCACTAAATTAAATAGAGGAAAAAGCAAAGGCATGGATGGAAATTGGGTTTTACGCTCACGCAAGCATAGGTATTTATACACATTTGATAAATCTTTAAACATAGTATGGCCGCAAGAAACATATCCAAAGGCGAATAAATGACCACCATAGTAGCTGTTCAGCACCCTAATAAAGTTGTTATAGCTGCAGACAACCAAGTAACAAGCACACGCAAATACCGCCATCACAAAATGGCAAAAATTACAAAGCGTGGTCAGTATTTAATTGCAGGTAGTGGAGAGGTTGCAGCTTGCGACATAGCCCAACACATATTTGTACCACCTAAGCCCACACTTGAAGATAAAAAAGATTTATACCATTTTATGATAGCTAAGTTTATTCCTGCGCTTAAAAAGTGTTTTAAAGATAACGAATACAAATGGGTAACCACAACCGAAGATGAAGAGTACGAAACTAAGTTTATGTTTTTAGTAGCTGTATGCGGTGAAGTATTTGAAATAGCAGATGATATGTCTATTACCCTAGATGAATCAGGCATTTATGGCATTGGCTCAGGCAGTTCATTAGCTATAGGCGCATTACACGCCGGTGCAGACTTGGATACAGCTTTAGAGATAGCAGCTAAAATTGACCCATTTACTTCTGCTCCATTTATGAAAATGGAACAACAGAAGAATGGATAAAAAAGTGGCTGAAATGGTATTGGCTCGCGCCAAAGGATATTGTGAGAAGTGTGGTCTGCCGGGATACAACTTGGCATTACATCACAGAAAGCTACGCTCACAAGGTGGTAAAGATGCTGTATGTAATTTAATTGCAGTACATCATCGTTGCCATAATCAAGAAAGAAACTCAATACATGATAACCCTAAGAATTCAATTCTTAAAGGTTATATTGTTCCAAGTTGGGCTGACCCATTGGAGTATCCAATACATCAACCTGATGGAACTGTAGTAAGGCTAGACAATGAAGGTAACTATCACAGAATAGAGGCATAGGAATGGCACAAATAACAGTAGTAGGAAATGTAGGCACAGAGCCTGAGTTAAAGTTTTTTAATGGCAAGAATGGCGATTTTGCTGTTACTAATTTTTCATTGGCATACACACCCCGTGAAAGAAAAGGTACTGAGTTTGTAGATGGCGAAACAACTTGGTTTAGAGTTTCTGTGTTAGGAAAGCAAGCCGAGCTGGCAACTGAAATTAAAAAAGGTGACAAGGTTTTAGTAATAGGTACATTTAAGCAATCTACCTATCAAGCTAAAGATGGCACAACTAAAACAGGATTGGAGATTAAAGCCGACAATTTTGCAGTTGTACCAAAAGGTTTAGCCAAGCCAAAGAAGCAAGAAGATGATGGGGGTTGGTCATCATGGAGCTAATGACTACTGCTGAGGTACGGGATTTATTGCAGGTGAACGAAAACAACCTGCATCAAATTCAGTATCGTGGGCATATAAAGTGGGTTAAAAAAGAAGGCAAGCGTGTCTTTTACAATCGTGCAGATGTAGAGGCATACAAAGCTAAAAGAGATAAGCGTGGTAAAGCGTGATTTGGTTTGTACTTACTGTTATGGGAGTACAGCAGCTTATTCACGCATGGGAAATACGCAGACTCAGAAACGACTACCATCTAATGTTTCATTCTGTTGTCACAGTTTCTAAAACTGCAGACACAGTATTGGAAATGTGGATAGAACATAAAAACGAGCATTTAAAATGAGATGTCTGTTGTGTCGTAGGGTAAATGACCAAATAGTTTGCATGAACTGTTGGCAATTTGCGCTGTCACAACTTAAAAAGTTTCCTGAAAAATACAATCAGTTAGAAGCAGAATTATTACCATCTAAAGGTTATGGTGAGCGTGTAGCTGGCACTAAAACACCACCCCTACCTGTCAGATTAGAAACCTTGCATTTACGCACAGGAGGGATTAGTCACAATCTAATGTTACATGAGGCGCAAATAAGAATAGTACAAAAACATACAAAGATTACTTGGCGTGGGGAAGAGATACATCGCATTACTAAAACCTGCGAATACATAACAATTCATGAAAAATGGATATATGAGAATTATGATGATATTGACCAATTAACTAAAGACATACAAGACATAGCTGGCAAAATAAACTTTGTACTTGGCTTTAAATCAGATGAAATAACCATTGGCACATGCCCAAGCCAAGATGAAAAAGGCGAAGTCTGCGGAGCTATATTACGAATCAACCCAAACATATTAGTTACCTTTGCTGACATTAAATGCAGAGCGTGTGACACAGTATGGAAGTCAGACCAATGGCGATTATTAGGTAGGATTTTGGAAACAGAAACTGCTCAATGATTACAACACGGCAAGCAGCTAAGCTTTTTAAGGTTACGGAACGCACCATATACAACTGGGTAAAAGCAGATAAGATAAAATCCAAAAACGCCCTATACTCTGCAGATGATTTACAAAGAGCTTATGACAAAAGGCGTAGAAAGAAACCAAGACTGCGCCATAAGTAATTTGACACTTGCGCTTATTTTCAGTATTATCAGTTATATTGGTTGGCGTGTATCTAATGGACAATCATGTTAGTCGTAACAGACGAAATTACAATAGCTGAAATCGATGAAGCCCTGAATCACATGAGGGAAAAACTGCAAGACCGATATGGCAATAGACTTACTTGGAAGCAAAAACAGCTATATTGGGCAAGCATTGATGACCTGTTAGAAGCTCGTTTAAACCTTACGAATAAATCACCAGAAGGCTTATTGTCACCAGAATTGAGTAACACCTAGTGAGTAACAAAAACGCATTACCTGAACCTGAACAGCTGGACAAAGAGAATCGGGTCATGGAATTACGCAGATTAGGGCTAACTTGGTCTGAGATAGCTGCACAAACTGGTTATGCAAACCATGTAGGAGCTATGAAAGCCTATAAGCGTGTCATGGAGCGTTACCAAAAAGAACCCCGTGAAGACCTACAGAAAATTGAGGTCGAGCGGCTAAACAAGATTCAATCTATATTTATGGAAAAGGCGTTTGCTGATGCGGATGTAAAGTCTGCAGCTATAGCCCTAAGAGCTATTGAGCTTAGAGCTAAGCTTTTAGGCTTAAATGAGCCAACAAAGATTCAGCAAGAGATAACTACATGGGATGGCGATGAATCCATTGATAGAGCAGTCAAAGACCTTGCCCAATTACTCACCCGAAACGATGAGATTGGCAGCAGCGAGAGTTCAATGGCAGACAATCCAAGCGAGAGCGAATCAGCTACCGCCTGAATCTGATTGGCAGACCTGGCTAATCCTTTCAGGTCGTGGGTGGGGCAAAACCCGTACAGGCGCAGAATGGCTGGCTTACCAAGCTATAAATAATGCAGCTTCCCGTTGGGCTATTGTTGCCAAAACCTTTGCCGATGCTAGAGATACATGCGCAGAGGGTGAATCAGGCATAGTTAATGTGCTTATGCGTTATGGCGCAATACAGACCTATAACCGCTCTATAGGCGAAATTATCCTTACGAACAAGTCACGAATAAAGCTATTTAGTGCTGAAGAGCCAGACAGACTTCGTGGCCCGCAGCATCATGGCGTGTGGTGTGATGAGTTAGCTGCATGGGAAAAACCCGATGCCTATGACCAGCTTATCTTTGGTCTACGCTTGGGTAAGCATCCACAGGTCGTAATTACCACGACTCCAAGACCCACAAAGCTCATAAAAGACCTAATAAGCCGAGAAACCACGCATATAACTCGTGGCTCTACCTTTGATAACGCAGATAACTTAGCTCCATCAGCTTTGTTAGAGCTGCAAAATAGGTACTCAGGCACAAGATTGGGCCGCCAAGAGCTATTTGGCGAGATATTAGACGATAACCCAGGCGCACTATGGAATCGTTCTATGATTGAAAAGAACAGAATTAAGGCAGCTGATTTACCACCGCTTATGCGGATAGTTGTGGGAGTAGACCCTGCTGTAACAAGCAACGAAGACTCCGACTATACAGGCATCGTTACCTGCGGCATGACGGCAGATGGTCACTACTACATATTGTCAGATGACACAATCAAAGCCTCACCGCAGGAATGGGCTACCAAAGCTGTAGCAGCTTATGAGCTGCACAAAGCTGACCGCATGGTAGCTGAGGTCAATAATGGCGGCGATTTAGTTATTCATTTGTTGCAGCAGGTCAATGTAAACATACCCGTAAAAAAGGTCACAGCTACACGGGGTAAGCGTGTTAGAGCTGAACCTATAGCTGCGCTTATGGAACAAGACCGCTGCCACATGGTGGGTTACTTTGCCGAGCTTGAAGAGCAGATGTGCGAGTGGACACCCGATGCAGCTGAAAGCCCTGACCGCTTAGATGCGATGGTATGGGCATTAACAGAGCTGAGCGAGTCTTCAGGCACTATGTCAGCTTTAGGGCAGCTTGCCAAGTTTTGTCCTAAATGCCGTATGCCAAACCCAGCTAGGCAGACACATTGTACGAAATGCGCTACGAGCTTAGGGAACGCATAGCTCCCAAGTGCCATCGGCAGCTTGCTCAACAGAGCCAAATGAGCTATAGCCAAAGCTATAACCAACGGACATAAGATACCTAGCGTTGTAGGCAGCTATTGGTGAATCATTTAAAGCTTCTTGTTCAGTTGCGTAATAACGCCAAGCAACTTTATTGCCATTGCGTTGCGATAAGCAAGGTGAGTAATCCTTTAACATTTTGCCTCCTATGTAACTAAGTATTTCCTAGTCACACCCCAATTATACTTTTGGCAATTTTCAAAAATTAAAAAATTAAATTATTTACGCACACAAATTGTTAAAACAGGCACGACACGCCACGATTTGACAAATGATTTGGAGAAATATGGCTGCAGTTTACAATGGTGTAATTGACCAGGGAGCTGATTGGTACATCAACTTTACCTATAAAGACCCAAATGGCACAGCTATAAATCTCACAGGCTACACAGCTGCGTTGCAAATGCGTACATCCCCATTAGCTCGTACAACTGTATTAAGCTTAACTAATGGCTCAGGGATTACAATTACAGGGCCATCAGGCTTAGTAGCTGTACACGCTACGGCAACCCAAACCGCAGCTATAGCACCGGGCAAATACTCATACGACTTAGAAATAGCAAATGCTGGAATAGTTACCCGTTTAATTCAAGGAACTATGGAAGTGTCTGCGAATACAACCCGATGAGCGACCCAATCGTAGTTGTAGATGAACCGCAAAACATTGTAGTAGTACAGCCTGTTGTTCCAACTATCCAAATTACAGCTCCGGGGCCGCAAGGTGGAGCTGCACAAGTTTTTTATACCCACACACAAAACACGCCATCTGCAGCTTGGACAATTAACCACAACCTAAATGGTTATCCAACTGCCGTTGTATTAGATAGCGCAGGAACTATGTGTGAAGGTGCTTTTGAATACACATCCAATATACAAATGATTATCCGTTTTAACTCCGCTTTTAGCGGTATTGCTTACATCATCTAAGGAGAACAAATGAGCCGTAAATTTCTAGTAGGCATTGACCTCACCAAGAACGAATTACAAAATGCGGTAATTCAAAACCTTGCTACTGCGCCATCATCTCCTGTAGCTGGTCAGATTTACTTTAATACAGTATCTAACTCATTATTCTTTTGGAATGGCTCAGCTTGGGTAGATTTTGTACAACAATCAACAATCGCCTATAACACCTTCTCTAACCGCCCTGCAGCAGCTTCAGGTAACGCTGGCACATTGTTCTATGCCACAGACACACACCTGCTATACCTAAGCAATGGCTCAGCTTGGTCACAGATTTCTCAATTTGGCACAGTATCTTCCCAAACAAACTATGGCGATACATCAAGCAGCGGTACATCAACTGATTACGCCCGTGCTGACCACACTCACGGAACTCCAAGCCTTTCAACTAACACGCCATCAGCTAACAGCATTACAGCTTCAGGCAGCGCAGGTAGCGGAACGCTGCCATCAAAGGATGACCACACACACGCTGGACCCGGCTTTGGAGCTGTAACAGCTCAAACCTCATTTGGCTCTGCTTCCACAAACGGAACAGCTACCACAGTTTCACACTCAGACCACACACACGGCACACCTACGCTTAATAACGCAGCTGTTTCTTCTATCAACATTTCAGCTTTAGCTGCGCCTACAGCAAATGTGTCTTGGGGTTCATACAAGATTACAAGCTTAGCTGACCCATCTTCTGCCCAAGATGCAGCTACAAAAGCTTATGTAGATTCTGTAGCACAAGGTCTGAATGTCCACGATTCAGTAGCTGCAGGCACTACAGCCTCACTTGCAACTATTACAGGCGGAACTGTTACCTATAACAATGGTTCTTCAGGTGTTGGCGCAACACTTACCCTACAAAACGCTCTTACTACCTTAGACACAACATGGACAGTAGTTGCAGGTAACCGACTTTTAATCAAAAATGAAGCAACTCAGGCTAACAATGGTATTTACACCATTGATGCCACATTAAAGATTTTAACCCGTGCTACAGACTTTGATACACCAGCAGAAATTGGTGGCGGTGACTTCGTATTCGTTGAAAACGGACAAACCTTAGATAACACAGGTTGGGTATGTATTGATAAAGCCACAACTGTAGGTACAACACCAATCGTATTTACTCAGTTCTCAGGTGCAGGTACTTACACAGCTGGCAATGGTATCAACATCACCAGCAACGCTATTAGCGCAGTTGCAGGTACAGGCATCACAGTAACAAGCGGTGGTATTAACATTGACACAGCTACTGTAGTTCGCAAATATGCAGCTTCAGTAGGCGATGGCTCTTCTACTTCTTACACAGTAACTCACAACTTAGGAACTAGGGATGTAGTTGTATCTGTTTATGACAACTCATCACCTTACGCTGAAGTAGTTTGCGATGTTCAACATACCTCTACAAACGCAATTACTGTATTGTTCTCAGTCGCACCAACAAGTAACCAATACCGAGTAGCAGTACAAGGCTAAGGAAACCAATGGGTTTATTAGATAGGTTAGCAAAAGCTGTAGCTGAGCAGATTCAAAAAGCACCAATGAATCTACCTGCTGGCTCAGTCACGCTTACAGAAGAACAAATGCGCTCTTCATCATCTAACTATGCTTATGGCACAGTAGATGGTTTACCACGCAATCCATTATTAACTTCTGTTCCGTTTTCTCCGGGCAGACCTATTGTGCCGGGTGCAATTAACCCTATACAAGAGCGTGGCAGACCTGACCCAAGACGATATGAATTTCAAGTCGCACAAAACATCAACATCACAGAAACACGACTTGTACCATTTAAAACATTAAGAGCTGCAGCTGACCAAATTGATATTTTGCGCAGATGTATTGAAGTATTAAAGTCAAAGATGAGCGGTCTTGATTGGGATATTGTTGTAGCTGAAAGCGCAACCGAGAAAATTGTTCGTGAAGCTGGTGGCAACCATTTACGAGCTATGGCAGATGCAAGAGAAAAGTTTAATCCTGAAATTGCAAGACTGCGTTCATTTTGGGAAGTACCTGACCGCCA